CGGTAGTAAACAATAATAACCAGCTAGAATCAACCTTTTGATTGCTAGTATCACCCTGTCGACCTAGGCTAAAATTATCGCTTATATTTAAATTAGTTTCTAAGATAATCTTCCAAGTCCGTGATTCAGTATCGTAACGCAAACCAAATTGTTTATTAGAAAATACTAGATCCACCATAGAAGATACTGTACTAGGCTCCAACGAAGTGCGCCAAGTAGGGATTATTTCATCTATTACAGCCAGCGTAGGTATAATGTCATTTAATAATATTGTTCCAGAGCCAGTAGATAGTGTGCCAGTGCCATTGTTTGTACCGTCGCCTGATACAGATACAACTTTACACCATAGTGTATCTGTTAAATTTTGTACGTTAGCAGGTGACAACACTAATTTATTATTGTTTAATCTATCAAAGTAATAGCCGGCCGGTGACTTAAATTTGACTAACGATCCGACAGTAAAGAATCTTAAAAGAGTACTAGTATATGTTCCAACACGCTGGGCTGTTCCAGTTATTACATCTTTAATATAGCCCGTACTTTGATTAGTGTCAGCGGTTATGTTTTGCCAATTAATATTTAATAATGACGCAGGTACTTTGTCAAAATTGCCATAATAAAAATTCTTTAAGTTTGGTGATCTTAATACATCCGATAATTCATTGTATAGTATTGCTTCAATATCAGTGCGGGTAATATATTTAAATCTAAAATAATTTGTATATATTTGATTGTATAAGACGCCGTCGTCTGCAAACAAATTTGTTTTACTATATTTGCCTGTGGGATCTACTAGATCAAAATATCTACTAATTCCACTAGAACTTCTATTAACCGCTTTAACTTTAACTACTTGTTGATTAACACTGAGAGGACTAATATTATAGTCTTCACCAGTAATCATACGATTTTGTGTATAGTAAGTAGCTGGAGCATTTGATTTAATACTATCGTTTGTTTCAGTAGGAGATGAATTAGATATCGACGACTGAAGCCCTAAAGTTATCGATAATGTTTCTACTTGACCTAAATTACTAAAATAAGGTATGCTGATAGATACATTTTTAATATCTTTAGGATTAATTGTGTAACTTAGCCCGTTACCTGTTCTATAATAAGTTCTAAAATTACCTTGTGGAAGATTACCAAATACTCCGTCACTAAACACTAGACTAACACGATCGTTAGCCCTAGTAACTACACCGTAAATGTTTCTAATACTTTTATTAAGACTATTATAGATAACGTTATTACCTTCAAAACTAGGTACTTGCGCCCATTATTCACTTTCTGATCCGTTATTATCTAATCGATATAACCATACATCGCTGTTATTAATATCCACAGCATCAATATCTACAGATTCGTCAGTTGCAGGTTGTGATAGCGTAAAAGAACCTTGGCTTAATGTGCCTTGAGTAAATCGCAAGAAAAATCCTGTATTGCTTGATCCATTTCCTTTACCGTCATCTCTGTAGAGAAACGCTAAACGATTTCCAATTGAAGGTGGTTCTTCTGTTATATCGTTACCTTCAACAAACGTTGTAGATACTACTTCAAAATTCATAGATCTACCATCAACGCCTTTAGTAAATCCAAATACCGGTACTGTTGTATTGGCACTTTGAAATCTATATTGTGATGTTGGTATACCAAATACTGTACCACTATGGTCGGGATTTCCTACTTGTCGTGTAGCAGGCAACGTAGCATTTAAAACCTTAATAAACTGATCATACCAGTTGGCATTAGCTGGGTCGTTCCACGCAACTACTTGTCCCGATAAATTACGACCGTTACTATCATATACGTTTTGAGTAGTGCTTATTGTAGTGAACTTTAATAAGCCCGATGCTGAAATATTACGTTTTGATTTATAGCTCAGTAATCGTGCAAGACGTAGTACTGATTCACGACGCTCTGCTAGCTCTAAAAAGTTTTCACGGGCATTTAAATCAACGCGGAAAGCAATACTCTGACCTAAAAATGCAATAAGGTCAATTAGGGCAAGGTATTCGCTGCTTTCAATGTAGTCGTTAAAGTCTTCAGGATAATTTTCCCTGATGTACCCAATCATAACACGGCGTAGGTTTTCAAAGTCGTAACTCTGAAAATCCGCATTACGGAAACTTTGGTAAATTCGTTTCCAATCTTCTGCTACTAGTAATCTATTTTGTCTATCGGTTGCTGACATATCTGCTTCCCATTATACAGATATTTATCGGATTTTATTATGTGGGCACTTAATTAATTCAGTAATCCGTTTTCTTGATCAAACCTAAATTGTATTGCTTCTTGGATGTTATAAGGCTGGTATGTTAGCTTACATTCTATCTGAATACCGCTTTCATAGGCTGTTACAATAACTTGATCTGCACTAACTCTAGGATCGTAGTTAATAATATCTTCAATATTTTTTATAATTATCTGCTTAACTTCTTCAGTTAACGGTTCAAACAATAGGTCCCATATTATAGTTCCAAATGTTGGATTTTCTAATCGCTCACCCTGACGAATGTGGAAATGATTGATAAGATCTTGTTTTATCAGTGCTAGATCGTAAAGGCTGTAGCTTTTACTGTCGCCACTAACTGTACTAAAACCTTTATAAGTTTTAGAACCCGGTATTGAAGTACCGTTTTTAGCAGGACCTTTAAGTACTACCTTGTTAAATAACCGTTGATTAGCTGTCATAGTAGTATTTAACCTTCTTGTTCGTCTTGAGCAGGCGGCTTAATTTTTGCAAATGTGTCTGTTGTAGTTGAATATTTGTTGTATGCTGCCGGAGCCGGTACAATCGGAGTTGCTATTGCCTTTGTTGATGCTGGTTTAAAACTGGCAGGAGCTAAATTTTCATGGCCTGCCCACGGTTCTGTCATCGGAATCCTTGATGCTTTATTTGCTTTAGGTGCTTTAGCAGCGGCTGGGCCGTTTAGGTCAATTCTACTACCAGTAACTAATACGCCAGCACCGCTGTTGATATTAGTTGCACCAGTGGCTGTAAATAAATTTGCGGCACTATTGATTTGTGTGTTCTTAGTTGCGGTAGCATTAATATTACCAGTGGCATTTAGATTAATATCATTCTTAGCTGTAAAATTAATATCTCGATCAGCGGTAAAATTAATATCATTTTCGGTGTGTACACTAATACTATCTTTAGCATATATGTCAATTTTTCCGTTGCTAGTTAACTCTATCCAGGTGGTGCCTCGAGCATTACCTATATAAATTAAATCTTCACTATTATGCAATAGTATCTGATGGCCAGTGCGTGTACGGATCCTAATCAACTCATTATGTAAAATATCAGGCTGTCCGTCGGTTTCGCCTTGTTCAACGGCAGCATACTCCGGTGGGCCTTCGCTTGCAGGAGTCTTACGGAGAAACTTGTCGTCACCGTCATCCATTACAAAACTACTTCCGCCTAGTCTACTGACAAATCCGTGTGCAACTCTATGCTCAGACTTTCCAAATCGGCCTTTTTTTGCACCAGGTTTTTTATCAATCGGGCCCGGAGTTGAAATTCCAAATACTGCACTAGGTACTTCTCGACGGGCGCTGCTGGTTGTAATACCGCGGGTATCGTCTTTTAACAGTCCCTGTTCTTGTAATATATCTTGTAATGGACTTGCGGGTTTTTTAATTTGAGTAGGATCGACTGTAGATGCTTGTGCTATTTTGTTATATTCAGCTACTGGTACTCGTTCTTCTGTGCCATCTACATGGAATGATGTAGCAGCATGGCCTGGAACTTGAAAGTTCATCGACAAGTCAGGCACACAGCCTATCCAATAACCTTTACGTGGGTCACCGTCTACAAAAATTACCATCACAATATTGCCAACATCAGGCGGCACGGCCCACATACCGTAACTCTTTTGAGTATTATCGTAATCGTCGGGATCTTCTCCGACAAAGTCAACACTAGTTTGGCCGGCAAACGGACTAAGATATTTTACTTGATGTAGTTGACCTTCATCGTCGTCATTGCCTACTTCGTGAAGCAATTGAACTTCTAACGTTCCCATGTAGGTAGGATCTAAGTGACTAACAATTTTTGCCAAGAACGGTCCTGGACTTGATTTTTCAGAACCCGTTGCTACTCTTGTTTCTTCTGCCATGGTTAATAATCTCTTTTATGGTGCTGGTGTTGATGTAACATTACCTTCAGAATCTGTTACCAACGTTGATCCGTCGTCGAACGTCTGTATACTCGATCCGTCGTCAAAGGTTTGTACATCTGACGGAATAATTGATTCGGAGACCGAAGTAGCCAACACAGGTTTACCGGTACTTTGAATTTCTTGACCTTTAAGTCTAAACATTTTTAAAATCTGTGTAAACTTTCCTCGTTGAAAACTTGAACTAACTGTCTGCACTCTATATAGCCCGCTAAACTGAGACACAGACGTACTAGTGAAATCATACATTCCAGTAATATGATTAATATCAGCTGGTGATCTAAAATTTACAGTAACTCTAACTTCGGCACTTTGATAATTCATTGCACCGTCAGCATTAATATGCTTATTGTCAGTGGCTGTGGCTGTGTAATTGCCCATACCGCTGTCTCCAAGATAATACGGATCGCCTAAAATTGTTAAATCTAAAGCTACCATATCATTACCCGACACTAGTGCATCGTGAAACTGTCTGGCGGCAATACTGGCATTGTCATCTAGGCCGCCACCGCCTTTGTATGCTG